CGTGCTCGGCGACGAGCTGCGCGACGTCGGCCGGCGTCAGGTCGAGATTGAGCCGCAGCTCGTCGCTGGTCTGCCGGTATCCGATCGGCCGCGGCATGTCGGCGATCTGCGTCACCACCATGCGGCCGTCAGGGCTGGCCCAGCGCGGCAGGCGCTGCAGGATGCCGAGCTGCTCGAAGTCGCGGATGCGCCGGCGCACGCTGGCGACGCTCTGCACCGTGTCGGTCGCGAGCAGCGCCAGGCGCGGAAAGCAAATGCCGTCAGTATCGGCATAGCTGCCGATCACCATCAGCGTGAACTTCGCCGATTGCGACGTCAGCGGCAGGCTGCGCGCCCATTCTGTTGCTTGAAAGCTCATTCCCAGACCTTGCTGCAGATAAACGCGCGCGCCTCGGCCGCGCTGCGCGCCGGCTTCCAGCTGCCCCAGTCACCGAAGCGATTGATTTTTCGCACCTGCCACCATTCCTCGGCCGGCCGGCGCAGCCTGATGCAGCGCTCGCAGCGGCAGCGATTGTCGGGCGGCTCGTCAGGCTTCAGCTCGCCGACCAGCACGCCGTCACGCGTCGCGGCTTCGTGCAAGTAAGCGTCGGGCGTGAATGTCACACCGTCGATCTGCAGCAGCTCGTCGCCTGCGATCATCTGCCGGTGCTTCCCCGTTGAACGCCGATCAGCTCAGTCGCAATAAAAGTCATCGGGCGCGTCCGCGTTGCAGTGAACGCACGCCCACATGCCGAGATCGCGGAAATATTCGTAATCGTGATCCGGGCAGCACTCAGAGCAGATCGCCGTCGACCGCCAGAAGCCGCTACCGATCGGCGCGATCGGGCATTGCTGGCCGCACGCGTGGCAGCGGAATTTTTGCTTTGCGATCCAGCTTCGCAATCCCCATGACCAGCGCCGCCACAACACCCAGGACAGCGGCGGATCAAAGCGCCAGCCTTCCCAATGTCCAAGCCCGGTCCAGAGCGAACTATCCCAAAGGCCACCTGCAAAGCCGCAAGGGTGTTGCGGCTGATGGCGCGGAAGATCGCTTTCTAGGAATGACGTTCTGTCCCGTCGAAGCGCTATCATCGGCTCGGCACCGGCGTTGACGGCCGCACCCACTCAAGCTCGATCGCCAGCAGCATTTCAGGGACGGTGCGAAAATCGGTCGGGATCGTCGTGCCGTTTTCGCCTTCGAGGCCGCCGTCTAGCTTGGTGATGGTGGAGTGCGACACACGATGCGCGCCGTCTTTCCAAAGCTGCACCCGCAGCTTCCGATCGCCCTGCCGCTTCGAAAATTCCGTGACCTCGGCCCCGCCTGATCGGTCCCGAAACTCAAAGATAAATCCGGCCTTGCGCAGCTCGCGCGTGAACGGCCGGATTGCCGGTTCCTTCCGTGTGCTCATCTGGCTTGCCCTCCGCGTTGAATGCTCATCAGCTGCCCGCCAGTGCGCGCACGTTGGCGCCGGCGCGCTTCATCATTTTCTGCCAGAGGCTTTCGCGCACCCATTCGCGGCCGGTGCGATCGAAGGCCTCGGCGGCGACCGCGCATTCTTCGATCGTCGTCTCACGCGCGACGTGCATCGCCGCAGCGATCGCGATCTGAATTTTGGCCTGCCGCTGCGCCTGGCCACCGACGTGATCGTCCGCGATGATCGCCTCGACCTTGCGCGCGGCTTCGAGCGCGACCAGGTCGAGCTGCGCGCCGGCGCTCATATCTTCCTCGGCATCACGACGCCGACCAGGTCAGGCAGCAGCGGCTGTGACAACCGCACCGCCGAGCCGGCGTCGATGAAATAGACGCGCACCATCTCGCCGGGGATTTCCTGCAGCAGCCGGCGCACAAAGCCGGGCGCCAGGCCTACCTCGCCGGCGTCGAGCTTCACGATCTCCGCTGCGACCGCCTCGGCACCTTCGCTGTCGCTATTCAGCGACACGGTGATATGACCGGCCGCCGGCATATCGCTGCCCCAGCTGAAGCTGGCTTCGCCGCCCCAGCTGAAACGCAACGCCGATCTATCGTCGCCGATCACCATCAGCCGCTCGATCGCCGCGAGCAGCTCTTCGCGGTCACAGGTAAAATGCCCGTTCATGTCATCGGGAATGGCGCGCTGCAGATCGGGATAGGTGGCCTCGATCAGCTTCGACGTGAACGCTGCCCCGTTGGCCGCGACGCTGATCAGGTTGTCTGCGCAGCGGAAGGTGCCGCCTTCCTTCGCGACTTCGAGGATCGCAGCGACCGACGTCGCCGGCACGATCACGCCGGCGCCGTTCAGGCCCTTGCCGGTGATCTTCACCTTTGCGGCGCGCTGCATTAGATGCGAGCCGTCCGCGGCCTCGCCGATCAGATGGCCGCCCTTGACGCGCAGATGCACGCCGGAAAGAAAATATCGGCCCGGATCACTGCCGACGAATGGAACGGTGCGCGCGAACAGCGCCTCGACCTGGTCCTTGGTCAGCTCGAATTCGGTCGCTTCGCCGACCATCATCATCGCCGGAAAGTCGGCCGCCGGCAGCGTCGTCAGCTTGTAGCGCGATCGGCCGAAGCGCACGATCAGGCTACAGTCTTCGTCAAGCTCCATCGATACCTGGCAGCCGTCCGGCATCTTGCTGGTCAGCTTCTGCAGCGCCTCGCCGTCGACCGTCGTCGTGCCAGGCGTCGCGATCTCGGCCGCGCAGCTCGCCTCGGCACACACCGACGTGTCGTTGCCGGCGACCGTCAGCCGATCGGCCGCGGCCGTCAGCAGCACATTGTTAAGGATCGGGATCGTCGTCTTGCCGCGCGCCACGCGAAAGCCTGGCGCCAGCGCTTCATGCAATGCGTCGCGCTCGACCGTGATCTTCATTTGCTGCACTCCAGTGGGTTTGCATCACTCACTCGAACGCATCGACGAGATCGTCTTCCATCGAGCGCGGCCCGCGCCGCAGCTCGTCATCACGGTTTGCCTGGTACACTTCAAACCATTCCGCAGCGCCGGCGCGCGCCGACTTGCGGCGCAGGTTTTCCTCGCCGGTGACCGGCTCCAGGTGATGCGGCGACACACACAACGAATTGACGCAGGTATGGTCGAGCTGCATGCCAGGCGGCACCGGCCCGATCAGCAGCTCGTAAATGAAGCGATGCGCCGCCATCATGCAGCGACGGTCGATCCGCAGAATTCTGCCGTAGCCTCGGCCATCCGGCTTGCTGGTGCCGCCAAGCCACCACCAGCAGCCATTCGGGCAGACGAAGACGCGCTCCATGACGTCCAGCTCGCACGTCGGCTGCTTTTGCTTCTGCCCTGGCTTCCACCATATCGGCCGCGGCCCTCCCAATCATTCGCCCTTCCGTGCAAGGCGCCGGCGAACCTGGCGCGAGACGTTTCGATCGAGCAGCTCGCGCGCCTGCAGCTCGGCCTCGGATGGCGGCAGCGCGTTGGTCGTGATGTTGCTCGGCCGCGTGTGGCGGCAGCCGAGCAGGAAACACGCGGCATAGGTGTCGCAGCGCTCCAGGCACCGCATCGGCATCAGGTCGCGCAGGAAGCCCTTCATTCGTCGAGGCCCAGCGCGCGCATGTAAGCGTCGAGCGTCGCCTGCTGCGTCTTGCGCTCGTCTGGGTCTTCCTTGCGGATGCGGATCACCTTGCGCAGCGCCTTGGTGTTGAAGCCGGCGCCATCGGCTTCGCCGTAAATGTCCTTAATGTCGTCGCTGATGGTTTTTTTCTCTTCCTCGCAGTGCTCGATCCGCTCGACGAAGGCCTTCAGCGCATCCTTCGCGAATTTGGTCTGATCAGCGCTTTTTTTTGCGGCCATGCTTCGCTGCCTTCCGTTTCGGTTTGATCTTCCGCTTGAACCTGGCGCCGGGCGCCTGGTCGCCCCAGAGCTGCCAGCCCTTGCGCGCCGTGCGCGCGAACAGCTCGCACTTCGGCATCGTCGGATAGAGCCGCTCGATCAGCTCGCGCGTGCGATCGGGCTTCGCTGAATGCTTGGTTTTCTTTTCAGCGAAGATCGAGTCGTCTTGCGTTCCCGGCGCCGGCGCCGGCGGCTTGCCCTTGGTGGCGATCAGCAGAACTTCGTGGCGATCGCGCACCCAGTAGCCGGTGCCGATCCGCACCTTGTCCCAGACCTGATGCGTGCAATACTTCCGCGGCCTGGTGTTGATATGCGGCGCCTGGTGCGCGGTGCGCTTGGCATCGGCGTTGCGCAATATCTTGCCGTCGACGTCGCGCGGCCGAAACGCCGCGAAGCCCCAGTCGGCGAGAATTTCCAGATCATCGAGCAGCGACGCCGCGGTCGACCAGTAGAAGATCACCGCATCGTCGTGCGTCATCTTCTGCACCGGCAGATCGAGCAGCTGCTCGAAGGTCATGGTGCGGTAATGATTTTCCGGCGCGCGATCCATGCCGGTGACGTCGCTGTGCCGCTTGAACTTCCGCGGCACATCGACATAAATCACGCCGAATTTTCGCCGCGGCTGCGCGAGCTGCAGGCCGCCCATCACGCGCTCGCGCCGATCGCGCGCCGCCTTCTTGTCCTGGTCGCGCATCAGGTCGACCGACACGCGCTCGGCCGAGGCCTCGGCCTGCTGGCGCCAGGCCAGCAGCCGCTTCGCGAATTGCGTCGGTGTCTGGGACGCCAGGCGCTGCGATCGCATCGACAGCTTATGGCTGACGCCGACGTCGGCGAGCTTCGGCCTGGTGTCTTTAGGCGCTGCCTTTGCGGAAGCGCCTTTCGCCTTCGCCGGCCGGCCGGCGCCGCGGCTGCCGGCGTTCAAGCCGACCGTCGCCTTCTGCGCCATGATCAGCTCGCCGAGCCGGAATTCCGCGCGCAGCCTGATCTCGGCCGCGGTGATCTCCATGTCGCGATTGTTGGCCTGGCGCGCATAAACCCTCATCGCCTCGGCCTGGTCGCGGATGCCCTTCGCTTCATCGACGCGCACGCAGGCGGCGAGCGCCGAGACGGCCGCGCTGTATTTGACGAGCTGCGTCATCGGCGCCACCCGATCGACGTCAGCGCCTTGTCGAAGACGCCAAGCCCGGCGAGCACGGCCGACAGTGCGCAAGCGATGCTGAAGGCCGCGACGCTATAGGCGAGCACGCCGAGCGCCGGCGCCAGCACGATGACGATCAGCGTCGCGACGATCGTCGCTGCGATGGCGATCGTCATGGCGCGCGCCCATTGCGCGCCTTCCGCACCAGCGCCGGCAGCAGCTCGTCACAGCGCCGCAGCAATTCCGACTTGGCTCGACGCCAATCCCAGATCGTCAGCGGCACGCTGCAGCCGAGCTGCGGCACCCCTTCATAGGGTTTCCAGTTTGGATGCTCGGCGCATGGCATCAGATCATGCCATTCGGTCACGAACGCGCGCAGATCGTAGCGCTTCACCAGCGACTGCAGTCTCGACGGCACAGGCCACGGCAGGCCCGCGGCTTCATGGATCACCGCGTCGTGCCGACAGGTCAGCACAGCGAAAACCTCCATGATGTTCACCGCCAGCACGCCGAAGCGCTGCTCAGCGATCGCGGCGATCGCGCGCTTTTTCGGCGTCGTGTCATCCTTCATCACGGCTTCATGGTGATCGTGCAGCAGGAGATAGGCGGCGAGAGTGTGATCGCCCGTCTCGTCGAGCGCCGCGTCGGCGCACATGCAGGCGTGCTGCGCGACCGACAGGATCACGCCGGGCGTCGCGCCGTTGTAACGCGGCTCTTTCGCGAGCTGCTCGGCGTAGGCCTCGAAGTCGACGTCGGCCGCTGTCGGCTCCAGCAGATCGATGCCCCGCCCGCTGGCGAGCGTCAGGATCGTGTCGGCACTCATTCGTCAGGCTCCCGCGCGAAGGTGATGTTTCCGGCCTGGTGTGGATTCGCGGCTGACACGCCAGGCCGGCTTTGCGTCGGATGCAGAGACGACGTGAAGTTGAAATCGATCTGCGCGATCGCGTGGCGCAGCGCCCCGCTGGCGCACGCCAGTGCGAACAGCGCGAGCGCGAACGCAGCAGCGCGGGGCAGCGCCGCGCTCATAAGCGCCGGCGCCTCGATCACGATGCGCGCGCGCAGCGGCTCGATCGGCCGCGCGTCGATCAGCTCGCGACAGCGCAGCGGCTTCGGCGATCGGCGGCGCATCACCGCCGCACCCGCTTGGCCGGCTTGTCGTCAGGATCGGGAATGCCCCACAGCTTCGACGGCGCCGCGAGCTGCTGCTCGGCCAGGTGCTTGCGGATGATCAGGATCGTCTTCGGCGCCATTTCCTTTTCGGCCCGCCAGTTGGAAACGGCCGCCGGCGTGCGCCCGGTCAGCTCGGCGCATTTGAACGTGCCGCCGCAGGCGTCGATCACCTGGTCGACTGTTTGAAGGATGCGAATCATCTGGGGATGGGAATTTATACAGAAATGCTGTATATTTCCAATCTATGGAAAGGCTCAATGGCGCATCGATCGGAATTGCGGGACCATTTCCCGCAATGGCGCAGCGTCCGATCAGCCCGACCAGCCTGCCAGCGATCGCAGCACGGCTGCGGCTTTTGCGCGAATCGACGCGCTTGAAACAGGCGGCATTTTCCCGCCTGGTCGGCCTCTCAGCATCGCAGTGGAATAACTACGAGCGCGCGCGCGAGCGCATCGCCATCGACCAGGCGCTGAAGCTGTGCGCGTCGACGGGCTGCTCGCTCGATTACATCTACCGCGGCGAGCGCGGAGGCCTGTCGTTCAAACTTGCGACTGACCTTCAGGAGCTGGAGAAGGAACAAGCGTAGCGACGTCGCTACCGCCGACCTGCGCCTTCTCGAAAAAATCGGTAACGACAAAGCGCGCCAAAGCCAGCACCCGCTTGGCATCGCGCGGATCATGTGGAAGCTGCGCGGCGATCTGGATCGCTTCACGTCGCAGCTCTAGCTCGTCCTTTTCCTTTTTGCCGTCCATTGGTTTTTCTCGGCTCCCTAGTTCATAGACGCCCTCATTCTGACAGCCCTGTGACTGTTACACGACTCAGTTGTGGTGCGATCGGTTGCGTCGAAAGAGAGTTAAAAAACCCACAAAATACAGCATTTCTAAACGCGGTTTGCTGATCATTCAGCGTTGCTGTATGTTTTCGCCTTCCCCGCTTCGCGGCACCGGGAGAGGCCCTAGACGATGATCAGCAGCAGCACCCGATCGCACAAACAGCGCGCACCGTTTCGCATGCTGTCGGTCGACGAGACGCCCTGGATCAGCGATCAGCCGCCAGCCGATCAGCAGCTCACCGCTCTGCTCGTCTTCAACGACGGCGCGAAGTACGTCCTGCCATTTCCGTGCCTCTTCGATGCCAGCGACAGCACCTGGCACCACTTCACCCTCGGCACCGTGCTGACCGTCCAGGTGATCGGCTGGCATCCGATCGAGTCTCAGCAAAAGGAGTCCGCGTGAAAACCTATTCAGGGCATTACAGCGTCGCCGGCGATCCGCTTAGCGACGACGTCGTCACCGTGACCGATGGCGCCGGCACGCGCGCGCTCGATCCGCGCCTCGACCTTCGCAACCATTCGCCGACTGGCTTCGCGTGGGGATACGGCGGCAGCGGCCCATCGCAGCTCGCGCTCGCGCTCTGCGCCGATGCCCTCGGCGACGACGACGTCGCGCTCGGCGTCTATCAGGCCTTCAAGTCGGCGACCGTGGCGGGCTGGCCTGGCGATCGCTGGCAGATCACCGACGACGAGATCGCGATCACGGTCGCGCAGCTGCGGCAAAAGGCGGTCGCGCTATGACGCCGCGCCCTGATCCGCGCCTCTTCATCACGCCGGCGACGGCCGCGGCGATCGATGCGCTGACGCTCGGCCAGGTGATGCGCCTGCTGCAAGCGCGTGGCGGCGATATGGCGCGCGCCTGGATCGCCGAGCTGCGCATCGCGGCGCCTAATGGCTTCCGCGGCGCCACGCTCGAAGACACATGCATGCTAGTCAGCAGAGGCCTGCTGTCGCCGATCGCGCGCGGCGACTATCGGCTGACGCAGATCGGCGGCCAATGGGTCGACGTCATCCTCGAAAACGCAGCGGATGGATCGCCATGATCACCTGGTCGGATTGGATCGCGATCACGGCCGGCCTGATGCTCGGCCTGATCCTGGTCGCGCAGCTCGCCGCGCACCACGCAGCCGCGGCTCTGCCATGACCCGGCGCATCCGCAACGACGTCGAGCTGCAGCTGGTCGCCAGCGACGCCGGCGTGCCGGCTGTCGCCGAGCGCGCCTGGCCCGACTATGACGACAGCCAGGCCGGCGGCGCGCGCAAGGCCTCGCCGTACCAGCGCGGCGACGTCGTCATGGTGTCTTTCGAGCGCGACGTCGCCGTGAAGGCGATCGTGCTGTCGCTGTCGGCCGACTATCTGCAGCGCCGCGACGAGTGGACCGTGCGCTATCGCGTCGCGCCGATCACGAAGGCCGGCACCTGGTCGAAGGCCTGGCGCGCAGCCTGGCCCGGCTTCATCGAGCGCGGCTATCAGGCCGCCAAGGTGTCGGCATGCCTTTCGTAGTTTCAAAGCCCGGCCCCTATTACGCGATGCGCGTCGCCGGCGACGTGCTCTGGACTCCGAACAAGGCGAAGGCGACGCCGCTGTCGGCTGACGAAGCGGATGCGCTCGAAGCCGATCTGCGCCGGTACTCGACCGACGACTACCAGGTCGAAGGCATCAAAGGGGAAAGCGCATGAAACTTCACCGCGCCCAGCTCGATCATCACGGCCCGCGCTCGATCGAAGAGCTGCAGCTCGACCAAGTGTACGTCGCGCACGGCGCCGGCGCCCCGCCGGCGTTGCCCTATCAGCTCTGCGGCATCACCGACCGAGGCCATCGCTACAAGCTGCGGATCAGCGGCGAGCTGATCGACGAGCTGATCGCGCTGCGCGAGCGCACCAGGCCGAGGCCGCAGCCATGACGACGGCACGCGACAAGCTGCTCGCAAAGATGCGCGCACTGATGGCGAGGACCGTCGCCAACGGCTGCACCGCGGCCGAGGCAATGGCAGCGCTCGACATGCTGCAGCGGATGAAAGACGAGCACGACGTCGACGACGTCGATCTGCAGCTCGGCGACGATCCGGTGATCACCGAGCAGCGCCAGGCCGACGATCGCGATCGCATCCGCGAAAGCCTGGTGATGGCGGTCGGCGCCTTCTGCCAGTGCCGCGCCTGGTCGACCCGGCACCATCGCGAGCAGCTGACCTTCTGCGGCCTGCAGAGCGAAGTGATCTTCGCGCACTGGCTGCTCGACACGCTGGCCGACTTCGTCAAGCGATCGCTGACTGATTTTCTCGAAGCGACCCGCACACCGGAAATGCCGCGCATCCGCCGGCGCGACACCGAGGCCTTCGTCGTCGGCTGCACGACCAGGCTCTGCTCGCGTCTCTATCAGCTCGCCGAGCGCGCCAAGCCGGCGGCCGGCCGTGGCCTGGTGCTGGCGCGAAATGCGCTGATCGAGCGACACCTGGCCGAGCGCGGCATCGCGCTGCACCAGCACCGCGATCGCGCCGGCCGCTCGTCGGATGCCGGCATCTGGAACGCCGGCGCCGCGGCCGGGGATGAAGCGCGCTTCGATCGTCCGATCGAGCGAACCGCGGCGCCGAGCGCCATCACCAGCACCAGGGGAAAATCATGATCCGCAGGAAGCGCGTCTATCTCGCCGGCCCGAAGGTCTTCGCCCAAAACGCCGAGGCGATCGGACATCAGCTCAAACTGCTCTGCAGCATGCAGTCGCTCGATGCGCTCTGGCCGCTCGACAACGCGATCGCCGGCGACACGCTGCAGCGCAAGGCCGAGCGCATCTTCGCCGGCAATGTCGAAATGATCCGCAGCTGCGACGCCGTCGTCGCCGACCTGACACCGTTCCGCGGCCCGCACATGGATTGCGGCACCGCATGGAAATGCGGCTTCGCGCACGCGCTTGGCAAACAGGTGTTCGCCTGGTCGGACAACGGCTTCACCTTGATCGATCGGATGGGCAGCCCGCAGTGGCGCGACGCCGATGGCATGCTGATCGAAAACTTCGAGCTGTCCGACAATCTGATGATCGCGGTGCCGGCCGGCTTCATCCACGCGACGCCGGCGCTGGCGATCAAGGCCGCGGCCGAGGCCCTGCGCCGATGACGAAGTCGCCGCCGCTGGTGCTCTATACGCTCGACGAAGCCGCCAAGCGGTTCCGATCGAGCCGGCGGAAATTCATTGAGACGATCAAAGACGCCCCCTTCTACCGGCTGCACGGCACGACTAAGCTCTTCACCGAAGACGATCTGCGCGCCATCCATCAGGCCCTGCCATGCCCCTCAAGCTCAAAAGACGAAAAGGCCGGCCGCACTGGTACATCACCGGCACCGTCCGCGGCGTCCTGGTCCGCGAAACTACAGGCACTGACAACCGCGCCGCCGCCGAAGCGATCGTCGCCCAGCGCGAATGGCAGATCATCCAAAGTAGTATCTTTGGAAGAGCATCGACCGCGACCTTCGCGCAGGCGGCCGTCAGCTTCATAGAGAACGGCGGCGACGCGCGCTTCCTGAAGCGACCCGGCGAGAAGCTCGGCGACGTGCCGCTCGGCCGCATCGATCAGCAGCTCGTCGACCAGGTCGTGCGCGAGCTGTACCCCGATGCGGCGCCGGCGACGCGCGTGCGCCAAGGCTATGCGCCGATCATCGCGGTGCTGCATCACGGCGCAAAAAAGGGATGGTGTGATCGCAAGCTGATCGAGCGGCCGAAGCTGCCGCTTGGCCGCGTGCGCTGGATCACCTTCGCCGAGGCCGAGCGGCTGATCGCCAACTGCGCGCCGCACCTGCACCCGCTGATCGTCTTCCTGCTCGGCACCGGCGCCCGCGTCTCGGAGGCGCTGTATTTGGATTGGCAGCACGTCGACCTGGTGCGCGGCCATGTTGCTTTCGTCGACACCAAGAACGGATCGAGCCGCGGCGTGCCGCTGCACGGCCGCGTCGTCGCCGAGCTGCGGAAGCTGCGCCATCGCAAAGGCATGGTTTTCAGGACCGACGACGGATCGCCCTATGCGATCAAGACGGCGCCAGGTGGAGGCCAGATCAAAACCGCCTTCATGGGAGCATGCCGCAGAGCCAACATCAAAAACTTCCGGCCGCACGACTGCCGGCACACATGGGCCAGCTGGCACTACGCGGCCAATCGCGACCTGGCGGCGTTGATGGCGCTCGGCGGCTGGAAGAGCGAGCGCATGGTGCTGCGCTATGCGCACCTAAACACCGCGCACCTGGCGCCGTCGATCGCGGCGAGCCTGGCCGCCTGGTCGGCGCCGGTGCCGATCGCCAAGGCCAAACGGAAGGCGCGCGCCTGATCTTGTGCTCCTTCCGCGAATACAGTTGTTTTCAGTATTGAGCGGCGCCGATCAGATCCTGCGCAGCTCGTCGATCGCAGTAAAAGCGTGATTGAATACTCTGCTAGTCTTTTGGCAAACCTTGATGACAAACAGGATCACAAACATGCCGACGACGAAGCTGCACGCGCGACTGATGCGACTGCGTCTCAATGCCTTTGCCGAATTCGAGCGGCTGATCGCGCACGTCGACGAGCGCGACCCCGATCAGGTCGCGCTGGTGAAGCCGCAGATCGATGCGCTGCTCGCCAGGCTGAAGGAAGACGTCGAGAAGACGATCACCGGCGTGCTGATCAGCGAGGCGATCAAACGGCCGATGCAGCAGCTGCTCGGCGGCGATGCGGCGCCGGCGTTTGCATCCGGCGGCGTGCTAGGCGTCGCGGCCGAGCGCAGCTGCGCCAAGCACGGCGCCCCGCTGGTGCTCGACGCCGGCCGCTGGCAATGCCTGCTGTGCAACACCGAGGCGATCGACGCGCTGGCGGCCAAGCCGGGCACGATCTCGATCGTCGCGACGGTGCGCGGCGACTGCGGCCTGGTGCATCGATCATTTGAGGAATGGCAGGCGTGCCAGGCCTGCGCTGCGATCGGCCGATCGAGGCGCGCGCCATGACGATCTTGGAATGGCTTCCGCTGGCGACGCCGAGCATCATCGTGATTGCCGCGGCGATCTGCGACCATCTATGGCCGGCGCCGGCTGACGACGAGCTGCAGCACGTCACCGGCCAGCTGCGCGAGCTACGGCACGTCACCGATCTGACGGCACAGCAGCTGCTGCTCGTCGAGCTGCGCAGGCTGCGCGAGCCTGGCACCAAATCAGCACCGGGCGGATCGGCGAAGCCGGAAACGGCTGGCGGATCAGAGCGCTAGGGCTGGCTGCCGGCCCCATTGGTAATGGAGAGGTCGCAAGTTCAATCCTTGCCGGCAGCACCAGAAAAACCTGATAAAATCGAGCGTTTTAGCAATCCCGCCGCGATCGCGCCGCGCAAACGGATGCAGAACGATGCAGCCGAATGTCGGAACAATACGCACCAAATCAGCACCAGGCCGATCACGTTGCGTTCCTGGTCGCACCGACGAAAAAGCCGCCGGCGATATAACCGGCGGCCTGGTAGACGAGCCCGCAGCCCCAGGGACCGCTAACGCCAGTGCAGATGGCCGGCGACAAAATTCCAGGTTTCTTTCGCCATCGTGCCGATCGCGATCACGATCAAGGTGCCGAGGCCGCCCATGACCCAGAGGCCGGCGCGACGCAGGCGCACGAAGTCGGCGACGTCGGGCGTGACCAGCTCCAGCTTGGTAACCGCCTGCTGCGCCTTCTCGGCCGCCGAGCGCGCTTCGCCGTGAGCTGCGGCGACTTCCAGCGCCATCGAATTCACGCGCTTGTGCAGCTCACTGCGGCTGTCTGAAGCGTCGCGCATGTCACGCCGCAGATCGGCGTTCTGACCGGACAGTACGATCTGTGCCCCCTCGACGCGGGACACTTGTCCCTGCAGATCGAGCAACACTTCCATGATCTGAAAATTCTCGATCGGCCCGGCGAGCCGCGCCTCGGCCTGCACACCGAGCGGCGCCGGCGGCGTCCTCGGCAGCTCGTCGCGCGGTATTTCGTCGTCACCAGCCATGCCGCATCCTCGCCTGGTCGGCGCCGGCGCGCTGGTCTTCAGCCCGCCGGCGCCCTGCCATGATCAGGCGCGCTTCGCGTCGATCGTGATGCGCTTGCCCTTGACGACGACGCTCGGCCGGCCGCCGCCACGACGCGCGCTCGACTTCGTCAAGGCATCGCACACCAGGCCGCCGATCTCCGAGGCCATGCCGGCGTAAGGCACGCCGAAGCTGGACACGATATTCAGAAGCGACTGCGTCTTCACGACCCAGCCGCAGCCGACCTTCAGATCATTCTGCACCTGCGCGATCACGTCCTTGACCTGGTCGGTGACCTGCACCGGCGCCGGCGCCGGCGCCGGCACAAACGGATTATCGGCCGGCACCAGCGGCGACACCGGAATGCCAGGCGCATCCGGCACCGCCAGCGTGATCGTTTTGCCGCAGCCGCCGAGCGCGAGCGCGCCGGCGACGACAGACGCGAACAGCAATCTTTGAAGCATCACCCTTCCTCCATTTTGAAAACGCCGCCAGGATTGACGGCCGCAGTGCTTGGCCGATCAGTCGGGCAACTCTTCCGACTTGATCACCCAATAATCCGACCCGAACTTCGTCGAGCCGAGATAGGCTTCAGGCATGTAGCAGTCGCCGCGATCGCCCCAGTCGTCGGCCCAGCTGTTGCGCACCGTGAAGGTGCCTTCGTGCTGGCCATAGCCGACGACGAGCATGCAATGGCCGCCGGTCATCTGCTCGCGCTTCAGATCGGGCATCGGAACCATGCCGCTCTGCTCGACCAGCCTGCCGTCGAAGCTGTCATAGAGCGAAACGCCAATCACGACGGGCAATCCCTGCGCGATCGCCGCCTTGATGGCGGCCGTCGACACCGGCACGCGCTCATAACTCAGCGCCTGCCAATCCTGCGCCGCCGCATAGACTGACGCCGGCGGACAGTGCTTGAACCGCGCTGGGTCATACGGCCAGAGTTGCTCCGGCGCGACGCCGTATCGGGCGGCACACTTGATGCCGTTCCTGATCTCGGCGCCGGCGTCCTCGCCGATCGTGCCTTCCGTCTTCCGCTCGTCGAAGTAGAGCTGCAGCCTGGCCAGGGGCACGTCGCGCTTGCCGGCCTTGATCCGCAGATAGCGCAGCGCGCCGGTGATAGCGTGGGTTGTGCAGCTGCCCAGCTCCCCCTGATCCATCACAGGCGCGCAGTGGCTGCGCAGATCGACCGCGGAAGGCAGATGCACCGCCCGCGGCTGGAATTCGCGATCTCGGCCGTCCCTGGTGTCACGGCGGCAGCCAAGCCAGGCGTGCGGTCCCAGCATCGGACTAGCCCCCCGCCGCGGGAGGCAGCGGCGCCGGCGGCGTCGCGTCCTTGTTACGCGAGCCGAGGCTCGACCCAAAGAAAAATGCCATGACCATCAGGGCCATGTTTTTGTGTGTCTCGTCGGCCGTGCCGCCGGCCGCGACGATGCCGATATACGAGACGACGACGACGATCGCGAGCGCCTTCAGGATGCCGAGATCATCCCAGAACGCGCGCCATCGGCTCGGCGGATTGACGATCTGCGACGACGAGCCGTCGCCGGTCGGCAGGTTTGGCGTCGTCGGTTCACTCTCAGCCATTGCAGTCTTCTCCGTTGCGGTTTGAAAATTCGGGAATGGATCAGGCTTCGCGCTTGCTGCGCGGTGCATCCTTCACGATCGGCAGATGCGAGAAGCCGATCGCCGCCGGCAGCGGCTGGCCCTTCGGCCAATTCGACGACACCAGCTCGGCCGGCGCGATCTCGGCGTCGCAGACCATGTCGGATTGATTGCCGCCGCGGATCACCAGCATGCCGCTGGCCGAGCGGCCGGCGATCAGGAAGGTATGACCGCCGCCGCCGGCGCGATGCTTGCAGCCGATCGCGCCGCGAGCAGGCCCCTGGAGCTTCACGCCATAGGTCGCCGAGTCGAGCGCCCAGAGTGAATCAAGATGCGGCTGGCCGGCCTTGAATAGACAATATTGAACGAACAGCATGCACCAGGCGATCGAGTCGTGCTTGTACTCCCGCGCGATCATGCCGCCGAGCGCGCGCGCCCATGCCAGGATCGTTTCGTTGTCGGCGTCGCCAGGCAGCTCATAGATGCCGAGCAACGCCGTTGCGATCTTCATCCATTCCGGATCGCCAGGCATCGACACGCCAGGCGCCGGCGGCGCCAGCGCGACCCGCATGTCGATCGCGCGCGCAGTCGCGTCGTCGACGACGCCGGTCTTCGGCAGCTTCGCCGCAACCTGCGCCAGCTCGACGGCCTCTTCGGTCTTCGGCCCGAATTCGCCATCCGGCGAGCTGCCGACCAGGTCGCCGATCTTCACCAGCGCGAGCTGCAGCGTGAACACGGATTGAAGTTTGAGCGGCCCGCGCTTCAGCGGCCCGCCAATTACCAGGGCGGCGATCGTCATGTCGTCAGCTCCATCGTCAGGGTTGTGAAATCGTGACCGGCGCCAGGCCGTCGCCGTCGTCGTCGAAGCCCAGCTCGCCGGCCGCGGCCGGCGTCAGGTCGATGATCCGGCCGCGTCGGAATGGACCGCGATCGTTGATCGTGACCGCGGCCTGGCGGCCGTTCCTTCGATTGGTGACCGTGACGATCGTGCCGAACGGCAGCGTGCGATGCGCGGCCGTCAGCGCGCGCGGATCGAGCAGCGCGCAGCCGCCAGGTCGACGAAGGCCGCGGCGCATCACCGGCGGCTTCTGCACCGCCACGCATTTGCCGGCGTGGCCGTCGCGCCTGGTGCCATAGATCGAGGCGATGCCTTGCTCGGCCGCGGCCGGCGGCGCGAACAGGATCAGCGCCGCGACGAGCGCTCGCATTGCCGAACGCATCAATGAAACGTCGCGACCGCAGCCGCGGCGCTCGCCGCATTGCGCAGCTTCGCTTCCGGCGTCAGGTGCCCGCTCGCGTCGAGTCCGCCGTTGGCGATGATCCACGCATTATTGTCGACGACGATCGTGCTGGCACGACCCGCCAGGAAAGTATCGGTCCAGGCATTGACGGCCTCGATCGTCGCCTGCTTGGCCGTCTCGTCGGGCTTCGCCGGCGGAATCTTGATCACCACCAGCGGCCCGCTGACCCAGGCCCAGAGCATCGTCAGCCGCGCCTCGATCTGTGCGGCCGTATAACCTTGATTGGCATCGTTGCCGCCGAGGCCATAGAGCACGATCGCGCCGGCGTTGTGCAGCGACGAATAGCTGCCGATCCGGTTGAGCACGTCGGCGACCGAATCGCCGCCGATGCCGTAATTGAACGCAAAGGGACTGATCTGCGAAACGTCGAAGCCTTGCGTGTGGCTGTCGCCGATCACCGCGACGCTGCCGCCGATCAGCGCCAGCATGCCCTGCGCCGAGACATGCCGCGACACCAGGTCACCCCAAAACTCGGCGGCGTTGTCGCGCGCAGGGATCGACGCCGGCGCCGTGCCGGCGAGCAGATCGAGCGAGCCTGGCCTGGTCAGCACCACCTTGGCGATCACGCCGCCTGCGATCGCCGCGGCCGGCGGATCGCCCGCGTCCGAAAACAGTCGCAGCTCGGTGATCACCGGCTGGTCGGCATTGGCGGCCGTCACCGTCAGCCGGTAGGTCGTGAAGCTGCCGGGCGACGCGATCGTGAAGGTCTGCTCCTGGCACGCCGACGACCAGCTGACGCCGCTGCGCGCATCAAGCGACGTAAGCGTCGCGCCGCCGTCGTTCGATCCGGCGAGCACGAAGGCCGTCGCCTCATCGCCCGACGAGTCACAGCGGCTGCGGATGGCATAGGACGCGACCGCAAGCGGCGCCGCGCATGTCAGCTGCGCCCAATCCGGCACGCTCGACGTGATCGAGTGGCTGTCATACCAGCCGTTTTGCCCGGAGACGATACGATCGAACAGACGCCAGGCCTGGCCGCCGCCGCCCCAGGTCGAGGCGTCGCCGCCGCGCGCGCTCGCCGTACAGCCGGCCGACGTCGGCGCCGTCATCACCGGCCCGATCTCGGCCGTGACACCAGGCGCCGGCGCGAGCAGCGCCAGCCAGAGCGTCAGAACCGCTATAAATACAGGGTGTTTAAGCATGGCTTCCATTCTCGGTTGTGCCGCCGTAGCATCGGCCCATGACGATCAAGGATGCAGTTAGACGAAGCGCCGTTGATGCCCTTCGCGCTCTTGTCGGCGCGACGGGGGAAACCGGCCGACGGTTGCTGTCCGAAGCGACAGCGCTTGGCACCGAACCGTTGCTGGAGACGATCGAGACGATCGCAACGGCGCGCGGCCCGGTGTCGTTCTATTGCATCGGCGACGTCGCGCTCTGGCGCGCGCGCACGCTGCTGACCAAGGAACCGGAAACGATCGAGTGGATCGATACCTTCCAGAGCGGCGCGGTGCTCTGGGACATTGGCGCGAACGTCGGGCTTTATTCCGTTTACGCCGCGATGAATTCAGCGGTGCAGGTTTTGGCTTTCGAGCCGTCCGCTGCGAATTACTATTTGCTGAATCGGAATATCCAGCTCAACGGCTCGACGTCGTGCCGCGCCTATTGTATGGCCTTCTCAGACGCATCGATCGCCGACAGCCTCAATATGCAAACGACGGGCTTCGGCGGCGCGCTGTCGAGCTTCGGCATCGAACAGGACGAACGCGGCAACCAATTCGTTCCCTCATTCAAGCAAGGCATGATCGGCCTTTCGATCGACGACTTCATCGATCGCTTCGATCCGCCGTTCCCCACACACATCAAGATCGACGTCGACGGCATCGAGAACCGGATCGTGCGCGGCGCCGTCAAGACGCTGGCGGATCGCAGGCTGCAATCCGTGTCGATCGAACTCGACGACGCGCGCGCCGAGTGCTGCATCGAAGTCCAGTCGGCGCTGGCGCGCGCCGGTCTTTGCCAAGTCGCCAAGCGGCACAGCGACATGATCGAGGCCGGCACCTACCCGTCGCAGTTTAACTATCAATTCCGGCGCTAATGCACCGTCAGCGTCAAGCCGTGGAACAGCACGTTCTTGTTGTTCAGCGTCTTCAGCCTGGCCGCCGATGACGTGCCGCTGGTGCAAGCGGTGTCGGCCGTCTCGGCGACGCTGCGCCCGCCCTGGCTGTTCACGGTGACGCTCGACAACGTCGCCGCCGCCCAATGCGAGCCGCCGTCGCAGGTGACGTCGACCGTGATGTCGGTGTTCAAGGTCGGCGACGATCCATTCGGATCGTACTCGATCAGCACGCGGCCGTTGCCGACACTCGACGACGTCGTCTGCGACGTCGTGATTAGCGTCATATTCTGCGTGCCGATCGGCGAGTCCGCGATCTTGAATTCGACTTCGCGGTGCCAGTTGGCTGCCGCTGTGGTGCCCGACACGCCGAGGATTTGATAGTAACGCCATCCGGTCGTGTTCGCCGACATGGCCGTGTCGGTCTGCGTCGTTGCCCCGCCAAGCGTGAAGCTCGATCCTATGTCGGTCCAGCTCGAAGCGTCGTTCGATCCTTGCCACTTCCAAGTGCCATAGTTGGCGGTATCGGTGCGATACCATTTCGCCTCGTTGATCACCTTCGAGGCGCCGACACCAAAGTCGAAACGGATGAAATCCGGCAGCGATCCAACGCTGCGGCTCCCCGTCAAGGTGATCGAGTCTGACGTGTTTTCGGTCAGGCTGCCGTCGACAAGATTGACGGCCGAGCCGGAGGCGATCAGCCCAGAACTGGCCGAGACCGTGATGGAGGCCGATCGGTCGCCCGTGCCGCCGGCATTCGGCGCCACGGTGCCATAAGCGGTCGCAACGGTTGCCGGCGAGACGTAGCCGCTGCCCGTCGTCACCGTGTAACCCGTCGACGATCCTGAATTGACGCCGTCGCTCGCCTTGTAGCCATCGGCGAACAGCTTCACCACGCGGCGATAACCGACGAACAGCTTCGATTGATAGACCAGCGTGAGCAGCGAATTCTGCCGCTCGGTGTCGGTCATGCCGCCGCCGCCGCTTGCAGACGGCACGTCGAAGGTGCAGTCGGCCTTCAGGAACTTGCCGGCCGCGGCGTCGCCGGCGCCAGCCGCCGGCACCGCGCCCTTCGTGCCGCCCGATCCGCTGTCTCCGACGCACGCGGTCAGGAACGCCGTCACCTGCGCCGACGTCAGATCGCTCGGCGCCGCGGTGCCGCCCGAAACGTTGCCCTTGATCCGCTGGTCGACCATCGTCGCCAGCTCGGCATTGCTGACCAGCGTGCCGACCGACCAGGCGTCGGTGCCGGTGCGCCTGGCGATGCCGGTGCTGCTCAACGCCTCCAGCGCCGCCAGGTCATTCGCCAGCACGAAGGTCGGATCGCCCGCGACGCCGGCCGGATTGGTGATGGTGAAGCCCGCGGCCGGCGCCTGCAACGTGCGCTGCGCCCATGCGTTGCTGGCCGTGCGCGCCGCGAAGCCGGTGCTTGTGAAGGCGGCCAGCGCATCAAGGTCGGCATCCCAGGCCTGCACGTTGGTGCCGATGACGGCGCCGGCGAGCACGCGCAGCGCCGCGGCGTCGGCCGCATTGGCGACGCTGCGGCCAAACGAGCTGCAATCGTAATTCGCGGCCGTCGCGCTGCCGGTCCAATAGAAGCACTTGTTATTGGCCGACGTCAGGCCGGCGATCGCCGCCAGATCGGCGTCATAGGCCTGCACGTCGCTGCCGATCACCAGGCCGCCGAGCACGCGGAGCGCAGCAGCGTCGGCCGCATTCGAGACGCCGCGACCGAACGAGCTGCAGTCGAAGTTGGCCGCGGTGCCGCTGCCGGTCCAATAGAAGCACTTGTTATTGGCCGACGTCAGGCCCGCGATCGCCGCCAGCTCGGCGTCATAGGGTTGCACGCCGCTGGTAGCACCAGGCGCCGCTGCGAGCCAGGCGCTGGCGCCGCGATAGAGCACGAAGCCGGGCGTCGAGCCGGCCCAGCGATCGAACCAGGTCGACGGCGCCGTTGCGCGTGCCGGCGCCGGGCTGGCGCCGGCGTTGGCCTGCAGATAGCCGCTATTGAACTGCTGCGATTGCGCCGGCGCGACGGCCAGCAACAGCGCGGCGACCGCGAGCGCGGAAGCGATGCGTTTCATCATGTCGAGCCTGCCTGGTTAGAGCTGTGAGCCCATCGTGTAATAGCCGCCGGTCTTCGGCGCGATCTGCAGCCAGCCGTAATTGGTGCCGATCGTGAAGGCCGCGCCCGCCATGCCGTCGCACTGCTCGACGCCGTCAAACGCCGGCAGCAGGTTGTGCGCGCCGGCCTGGCCGCCGACGTCCTTGATCAGCAGATCGCGAACGCCGCGCGACGCCGCGGCCGGAATGTTGATCGTAACCGCGCTCGTCACATTGATCAGCGCGCGGTCGGTCGAGTCCTCGATCGTGATCGCGCCCGCGACGACGTCGGCATCGGTGTAGAGCCGCGCGACCGTTTCGGTGCCTTCGTTCACCTTGACGAAGACAGCGCCGCTGCCGTCGACGATGAAGCTGTCATCGTCATCTTCAGACGTGCTTTCGGTGTCGAGATCGTAGCGCTTGCGCGTCGCGCGCACATAGAGCCCGCCGAACTGATCAGAGAAGTCGGTGTTCCGAATTTCCGCATTGTCGGCGACCGACAGCCGATCGCGCAGCTTGACGAAGGCGATCAGGTCGGCGGCGCTGCGCGCGGTGTAGGGCGCGACAACCGGATGCGGATTTGTTGCCATGTTAGGCGCGCTCCTTGATGGTCAAACGCCGGCGCGCGATGCCGGTGCATTTGCGGCCAGCATCGGTGCGCAGAATTCTGATCTTGTAGGTGAAGGTCGCGGTGCTCGGCGTGACGGTTCGCAGGAACACGTCGACGGGCATCAGGCTACCCCCGGTCGAGCCGTCCTGAAACTTGATCATGATATATCGCCAGTCGACGGCCTGCGTCTCATAGACGCCGGCCGTTGCCCGGAACAAACCGACAGCCATGAAGAGCGTCTCGCCGGCGCCGCCGACGAAGGAACCGATCGCGCTATAGTGGACCTCCAGCACCGCCTCGGCTTTTTTCGACGCATAGTCGAGCACCGCCAGATCGCTCATTCCGTGACTGCCGACACCAGGCCCGACCGTCAAAGACGTCGGATAGTCGCTGGTCGTGCCGGCGTCGACGTCGCCGCCGAGCGCATCGGTGACGACCTCGGCGCCGTCGATCACCACGCCAGAGGCCGACTTCCAGATCGAGCCGCTCCATTCGACCCAGCTGCCGAGATTCTTGTCGAAGCCGCGCTCGCCGACCTTCGGCGTCGTGATGACGAATGCGGCGTCGGTCGACGGCCGCCAGGCGATCTTTTTATCGTTGCCGGCCCATGCGCCGGTTGCCGAAGCGCCGATGACATATTGCTCGGCCGCCGGCCCGCTCGCCGGCGGCGCCGTCGTAGTTTGATTCTCGAATTCCCAGAACCGGATCAGCAGCGCCGAAGGCCGCACCGACAGATCGGTCAGGTTGCCGGGCAAGCCGTCTTCCCAAACGTCGGCCGCGCTGAAGTGAACGAATTCGCCGGTGTCGCCTTCGTCCTCGACCAGCACGATCTCGCCGTGCGCCCCAGGCCGGAACTGCCAGCCGCGCGCCGTCAGGATCGCACGCTCGTCTTCGTGGCCAGCCCATTCGTCGGTTGCGCCATCCGGCACCAGGTAGCAGTCGCCGAACTGCGCTGGCGGACTGTCGGTGATGGTCGGCGGCGTCGTCAGGCTGCGCGACAGAACGGAATTCGGGAAGTTAAATTCGTTGGTCAGATAATTGACGCCATCGGCCAGCGTGATGACGGTGATCTCGTCATGGTCGTCGGTGTTGTCTTCGTTGCGGAACCAGATTTGCTCCTGCCACACGACGGCCTTGAAGACGTTGCCGTTACCGTCGCGCGGATCGAACGTGATCGGATCGACGTCGTCGGCGATCACAGGGATCAGCTCGTTGACGATCGCGCCTGCGAGCGTCGTCAGGTCTTCATCCGCGATCGCGGCGACAATAGCGCTGCCCATCTTCGTTTCCCCGGAATGCTAGGCCGCTTGCGCGACTTGGAAGTCTTGCTGATCGCCCGAGCGATCGTCGGACGAGATCGCCTTATCGTATTCGCGCAGCGACCAGCTCAAGGTCGAGAAGTCGGCCGAGTAGCCGTCTTTTCGGATTTGATAGATGCCGTTGATCTCGGTATAGCGCCGGCGCATCTGCACCCGCACCACGGTGCCGATCTTGCATTTCAACAGACGCGGTGACAGCGCCAGCGCCGGCAGCTCCAGCGCGCGACCCTTGCGCGACTCTTCGAGGAACTGACCGGACAACCATTGCACGGCGCGCTGGTCGGTCGTGAATGGCGTGCGCACCGTCGTGTCGAGCAGCTCGCCGTCGTCTTCGTCGGCGCGCAGATCGGCGCGATCGAGCACCGGCCCGTCGTCCTCGGTGTAGTCCTTTTCCGGCGGCGTGAAGCGCGTGCGGATGCGGTTGAATTCGTCGCGCTTGGCCGCGCTGTCCTGATAGTCGAAGCCGCCGCGCAGATCGGCCTCGGTCAGCGTGATGATCGGATCGTAAGGCTTTGCCGGCACCCAGCCGACACGGCCGCGCGAGTTGACGATCCAGGAACGGTTGGCCGTCAGCAGGGCTTCGGTCACCTGGCGCGGATTGTCATTCAGCAGCACGACGCCGTCAGCCTGGTGCCGCACCCGCGGATTGCCGTCGCGGTCGTGAACGATCTCATCATCGAAGTCTGCCGCCGCGGCCAGCTCGTCGAGCCTGATCTGGTCGGTGCGCAGCCGGCCGCCATAGGGCTTGATCAGCCAGTCGGCCTGGATCAGCGAAGGATTGCGACCGCAGTCGCGGCCGTTGTACGTGAATTTATAGGTGGACTCGTCGTTGATATTGCAGAGCGGATCGCGAGGCTCGAACAGCGGGTGTCCGTCGACCTCGACCAGCGGATCGATATAGGCGACATGCCCCCACAACGCATCCTGATCATCCTGCGTCGCCGCGTAGGTGGCGCGGAAGCTCGCCGTCGCGATACCGCGCTGGCGAAACGTCGTCGGCAGATTGACGACGTTCTGGCCGGCGGCATCGAAGACGATCTCGGCCGGCGTCGCGCCGCTCGGCGGAAAGTATGTATTCAGCAGCGGATCGATCGCCTGATCGTCGAGGCCCTGACGAAAGCAGCAGACCAGGTTGCCGTGATAGTTTTGCCCGCTGATCCTGATCGGATCGAGAATGCTGTCGAATGGCGTGTTGTTGTCGAAAATGATGCGCTGGCCGTTGATCGTGACCGATCGCACCGCGCTGATCCGGCCGCGCGCCAGGCAGAGCTGCAGGTATTGATATGGCGGCGTCGCGTCATCGTAAAAATTCCAGACGCCGCCGACCTTCATCCGACCATAGATGCGCCGCTGCGGCGCCGCGGCCTGGCGAATGCTGCCGCGCGATTCCGGCGAATTGATATTCGCCGGCCCATCGGCGCTGGCGCCGGCGCTCGGCAATCCCTGATCTGGCAGCGTTTTCGCAAGCGCGTAATTCAAGCCGAGGATTGCGCCGCCGATCGCGACCGATCCGACAAGCGACGCCGCCTCGAAGCCGATCGCGATGCCGCTGACGGCCTCGGCCGCGGAGATCGCCGCAATGCCGATCGTCAGCGAAATCGGCTCGCGCCGCGCGCCGTCGCGGTCGAGGCCGTAGTCGTGTGTGTAATTCGTCGCTAGACGGCCGACCATGCTGCCCTCACCCGATCGGTCGGCACCATCGACCATCCGAATTCATTGCGGCCGATCCATTCGCCCTTGTGCAGCAAGCGAACGCAGGCGAAGGCCTTGCCGACCTCGATCACGCCGACGTCGCCGATCCGCGCGCGCTTGGGATCGACACGGTTGCAGCGATGCTTTCGCGTCAGGCGCTGCAGCGCCATCGGCAGGCCGAGCGCACCGAGCACGCGGTGCGCGCCGCGGCGCGTCTTGTACCGCCCGCGATACGGCGCCGCGACGTCGACGCCCATCGCGGCCAGCTGAATGTCGGCATGCCACAACGCGCAGTCATCCTTGCCCCAGACCATCGGCCGGCCGACGCAGGCCTTGCGCGCCTTCTCCAGATGATAGGCCAGGCGCCGCCTGGCGTTGCGCTCGCGCCTGGTCACGCCGCGCGCCGCCAGTTGGATTCGCGATTAACAAAGGTGTGGATCAACGCCATGCCGCAGTCATCGTCGTGCTCGGAGCGCTGCTGCTGATCCGAGAATGCGACGTCTTGCGCGCGGTCGAGCAGATAGAAGCCCTGCTGCCCGATCAGCTGGATCGCGGCCGTGCCGCCGGCAGGATCGACCACCAGCTTCTGATAATCGAGCACAGCGTCGATGATCGGTTCGTCATAGTCGACGGTGACGACGCCGCGGCGATTGATGGCGCCGCGCCATACCCTGGCGACGCGATTGCGCACGCGGCCCGACAGCAGCTCGGCCGTTGTCGGCGGCACGCCGCGCAGCTCGAAGGTCACCTCGTTGATTCTGAGATCGGTCGAGCGCGTGGCGCCGACCATCTTGCCGAGGATGCCGGCGCCGGTCCAATCGAAGCCGGCGAAGCGCAATATTCCGGTGCGCGACCATAGCCGCACCGCGCCGCTCGGATGGTCGCAATAGAACAGACCGAACGGCGCATCGCCGCGCGACAGCGCGCGCGCCAACGCTGGCGATATTTCCTCATTCATGGCGCGTCTGCTCGATCAGCTTGAAGCCCAGTGTGCCGATGTTGCCGGTCGTGCGCGTAACGATGCCCTGCGTCTTGTCGGCCAGGCGGAAGACGCCGGTCGCGTAGCGCAGCACCATCATGTCGCCGGCGGCAAAGCCCTGACGCAGACCAGGCTGCAGATAGATTCGCGCCTTGCCGGTCGAATTGGTGCGCGCCTGATGCACGGCCTCATAAAGATTGCCGTAAGGCGTCGGCACGCCGTTGGGCCGACCCTCCATCAGATCGGACGGATTGATCAGCAATTCCTTGTTGGCGAAGTCGGCGCCGAAGTTCAGCACGATGCTGTCGGCATCGACGCGCGCCGCCTCGGCGAAGGTCACGAACGGCGGCAGCTGGCCGCCCGCCCATTCGGCGCCGTCCGACCATAGGGACGCATCCGACCAGGCCGATCGCGACGGCTTGTTGCGCAGATCATAGATCGGCCGCATCCGAAAATAGTCGACGATCCGCAGCAGACCCGACGTGCCGCGCATCCGCGTCATAAACCCTTGCCAGTCGCGCCAGCTGACCTCGTCGGCCGTCGTGCGCGAAGCGCCGAGCGCGGTCGGCGGCGTAATGTCGGCAATGTGAACCTGCACGAACGGCTCGAAAGGCGTGCCTTCCTGCGTCCAAGGCGAGCGGCTGTCGATGCAGTCCGACGACAGATAAAACTGACTCTGGACCGCCGCACGCATCGATCGCGGCAGCTCCCAGATCGTATTGATGAAGGTGCTCATCGGTTCAGCACGTCGCGGTCGTTGCGCAGCGCCGCGCGCACGATGCCAGGCACATCGTTGCGCAGCCTGCTGTCAAAGGATTGCTGCTGCGCCCTGATCAGCGCCATGTCGGCCGGCCCGATGCCGGCCTGAAACACCGGCGCACTGGTGAATTGAAACACCATGCCGCCGCTGCCGGCCTTGCTGGCGATGTTGTTGGGAATGATCTGCGACCCCCGCGGCACGTTCAAAATCTCCGGCCCGTTTTCGCCGACCCATGTCGGCCCGCCGCGCCAGTTGTCGGTGCCTGACGCATTGTTGCCAACGCCGCCGCCGACGTTGAACAGATCGAGGCCGCCGAAGGCTTTCGCGATCGGCCCGGTGATCGACTGGCGGATCGCGATCTTCGCGAGATCATTCAGGATCGACCTCGCCATCGCCGAGAAGGCTTCGGCCGCGGTCTTGGTATGTGTCACAACGTCGGCGAGTGCATTCGTCATGCTGTCGAGTGACGTCGCGGCAAACGTATTGAGCTGCTTGCCGAGATTGGCCGAGTCTCGGCCGAACGTTGCCAGCGGCGATCGTGCATTCTCCATCGCCTCGGATGCACGACCGAACGCCGCCGCGAATTCGTCGATCACCCTGGTCTGCTCTTCGGTCACGACCTTGTCGCCGAGGCCGGCTTCCTTGTTGACCTGCATGGCCACGGTCTGCAGCTGCGCCGCGATCTTCGCCTTCTCGCGCGCAGCGGTTCCGAGATCGATCGCCGCCGTCTCGGCATTGAGCGCGGCCGTGCGCTTCTCAACCGAGTCAGCGGCAGCGGCGAAGCGGTCGCGGCTTTCATCCTTCAATGATGGCCGAGGCGCAAAGGCCGGTTTGTCTGACGTCGCCGCCGGCTCCGCGCCCTTCGATGCGATCAGCTTGCGCACCGTGTCGGCGCGCGACTCGACGCGCTTGATCGCCTCGTCCAGCGAATTCATTTCCTCTTCGTTGGTGACGGTCAGGCCGAGCCATCCGCGCAGCTTGTCGCGCAATACGTCGGCGCGCGATTGGTCAGGGCTTTCCAGTGCGGCGCGTGCTTCTTTGAGCTTCACCCACTCGTCGACCAGGCCGCCCAGCTCGGTCTGAAGCTGGCCGACAGACTTCCGATCGTCGTCGGCAAAGATTGCGCCGACCGCCTTCGCGGCCAGCGCGATCGCCTGCAGAGCCGGCAGCATTTTCAAAAGCAGCGGGATCAGGCCGGTGACAGCTCCAGTGAATTGATCGGACAGCACGCGCGACAGCAGCAGCAGCTGGCTCTTCGCCTCCTGCGCGGCCTTCACCATGCTTTCGTTGATGTTAAGGCCCAGCTCGGCCGCGCGCTGGCGATAGCGCTCGAATGACGACGCGCCGTTGCCGAGCACGCCGATCAGGCGCTCGTTATCAGAGCCGAAGGCCTGCAGCGACAGCTGCGCGCGTTTGACTTCGTCGGTTGTCGATCGCAGCGCGTCGCTGACGATCTTCAGGCGCGCTTCTTGCGAGTCGGCCGACTTGAAGGCCTGCAGGAAATTGTCGCCGACGTTGCCGAGCGCCTTCTCGAAGGTCTTCGCTTCGTCGCCGCCCTTTTTCGAGGCCTCGGCAAATTTGTCCATCGCCGTCGTCAATAGCGCCGCCGGCACGCGCGCCTCATCCGATACGACGCTTAGCGCCTGGATCAGATTGACGGGCAGCCGCAGATCGTCGGCGCGATCGCCGAGCTTCGCCAGCGACGTCGTCGCGCTCAAAAGCGACGCAGCGATCGCGCCGCCGACAGCCGTAAAGCCGAGCGCCAGGCCGGCCGCGGCTTTGTTGATATTGTTGAACTCGCCTTCGATCTGATCTGCCTTTTCATGCACGATCTGCCCGGCCTCGTTCATGTTCTTGTCAAGTTCCGACAAGTCGGCCGTGACTGGAAATCTCAGGGCAGGCGGCATGATTTGTGATCCTTCAGAGATCGCCGTGCAGACGCTTCGCGTCCTCGAATTCCTGATCGGTCGGCGGCGCGATCGCGTCCTCGCCGCCGTTGGCGCGGTTGAAGCCGTCGATGCAGGCCGCCAGCTCCCAGATCGGCACCTGATCGGTCTGCCGCGGCGTCCAGCCTAAGCCTGCCCCGATTCCATAGACCGCAGAGCGTCGGAGGCGACCGTCGTCGTGGAAGAGACTTGGTCCTGTTTCGCGGCCCCCGGCGCCGGCGTTTTTCCCACCGGATCATCCGGCACGCCGACCAGCGCCGCGGCGACGATCGCGTGCGCGATCAGGATGCTCGGCGCGTATCCCTTCACGTTGTTGTCGACGTGCAGCTCGACGGCCTTCATCGCCTTGTCGGCATCCATGCCGGCGCCGATCAGCGCCAGGCGGATCGTCTCGCGCACCATCGTCAGGCGCCAGCTTCCGTCCTGCAGCCGCATCCTGATCTCGCCGAGGCCGGCGCCGGTTTTGTCTTCCAGCGCAAAAATCTCGCCGGGCCTGGCGATGCAGAAGTCGTCCTCGCCGTTGCCCCACACGATGCGCACCGTTCCCACTGCAGCCATTTTTGATTATTCCCCGTTTCGGAAAGATTCTCTCTTGATCGCCCCGCCGGCGGCCTTCTCCAGCTCGGCCCAGATCGACCGCGACAGCGCCCTGACCGTCGACCAGAAGAACGATCGCGACGGCTGATGCATCGTGCCGAACTCGAAGCCGAGCAGGTGGTCATAGCCGTCGCGCGTCGTCAGCGGCCCGCCGGCGGCCACGACCTGCGTCATGCCATCAGTGCCAGGCTCGACGCGAACTGACGCCAGGCCGCCGCCGCTTTCCGCTGGCGGCTGCTCCAGCGCGGCGAGCTTCGCCCGCTGCGCGTGCGCCAGGCGATTGGCCTGGCGCACGATCTCGGCCCCCAAAGCGTGGCGCACCGCCTTCGGCGTCGCCCCCTTCAGCCAGGCGGCGACTTCGTCGGCGTTGTGGCGATCGTTGCTCACGACGATTGCAAATCGTCGGCCACTCAGCCGATACCAGGCGTAAACGGCCCAAGCTCACCGTCCGACTCCAGCGATAGACTGGACTCGGCGTTGTTGCCGCGCTCGCCGGTAATCTCCCAGCCGGTCAGCTGGAATGGGCCTTCCCAATAGCCCTTAGTGCCAAGGCAGACGCGAACATTTCTCGCATCGGCACTGCGAAAAAATTCGTCGTAAAACTGGATTGTCGCCACCTTGTTATCGAGCTTGCCTGCGCCGTCGATCGCCGCAGACAGCGCGTCTTTAATGACCTCATTCCAGGCCGGATCGTCGGGATTGTCGCAATCCGGCGTGATCACCTTGTTAGAACTCGACGTGAACTTTAGGCCGCGCTTGGTATTGATCAGGCACGGATGCGCGAACGTTTCCGGCGAGTTGCCGTCGCCGACCTTGATCAGCAGCTGCGTGCCGCGCAGCTTCACGATTGCCGTCATTTGAAAGCCTTTCCTAGCTGGTGTGTGAAATCAGAAACTTGAACTCCAGAACGCCGTGCCGCGTCTTGCCGTCAGGATCGCGCAGATATTGCACCTGCTCGAATTCGACGACCGTGACCTCGAAGCCCTCCAGCACCGGATAGGTCTTCAGCACGTTGCGGATCGCCGCCGAAATTTCCTTTGTTTTCACGAAGCCCGGCGTGCGCGTCCAGACATGGATATGCGCGAAAACTTCCGACCCGTCGCCGCAGTCTTCGGCATCGTCGCCGATGATCTGATCGTCGCCCAACGTCACATAAGGAAACACGGCCGCGGCCGGCGCCGGCGGCTCGTCGAAGACGCGCGCGTCGACTAGCGCCTTGATGGCGGAATCGTTGCGCAGCATCTTGATCAGCGCATCCTGCAGCGGCAGGGCTGGATCGGCCGGCACCGTCATGTCGCGACCCCGCTGTCGCAGAGCAGATCGAAGTAGCGGCGATCATCATCGGCGTCGGCGATGGATCGGATATTGTAGATCACGCCGGTGACCAGGTGCCGCGCGCGCCAATCGGTCGTGATCATCTTCGTTGCCCGCGACTGTCGGATGCCAATCGTCACCGGCTGCACGCCGACGAGCCGCTGCGCCAGCACCTGCTCGCCGCCGAGCCGCGCCTCGATCGCCGCGTGAATGATGAAGACCGTCTCGAATTCGCCTTCGGTGTTGCCGTGACCGTCCGACGAGAACGGCCGCGCCTCGAAGGCGAGCCGGTGACGCAGCGCGCGGCGCTTGGCGATCGCCTTGCCCTTGAATGGTGCCGGCATTTTCTACTTCCAATGCTCGCGCACCCAGGCGTGCTTCGCCTGAATGTCGCTGTGCCAGGGATCATGGCGGCCGTGAAAGAACACGATGCGCGCATCGGCCGGCAGATCGCCGCCCTTCGGCGCGATCTCGTTTCGATAGCTGTAAACGCCATCGGCGCGCGTCCAGCGCCGCTCATTTGGGCCGAGGCAGGCGGCGATCCAGGCCTGGTCGCTGCCGAAGTAGCGCTTCGACAGACCGATCCGCGGCGAGCGCTTCGGATCGAAAGTTTCCCAGACCTTGCGCCTGGTGCCGGCGCGCAGCATCCACATCGAGCCGTTGTAGGGCGTCGTCGGATTGGTATCGCCCCAGATCACGAAGTCTGCGTCGCGGTCCCAGACAGGCCGCATGTCGCGCACGATGACTGCATCGAGATCGACCGACACGAAGCGCGGCCCGATCAGCTCGGCGGCCTCGGCCGAGAAGGCGCGCAGCCGGCGATAGCAGCTCGGATTGTTGCCGCCGTGCGGCGACGGCAGCGTCGCGTGATCCCTCCAGAGCGGCACGACGCGCACCCGCGGATCGATGCCGGCGGCGTCGTCGGTGATGCAAACGAGCTGGTGCGGCCTGGCATAGTGCCGCTCGACCATCGAGCGCAGCACGTTGACCTGGTCGGCGCCGAACGTCGATCGATAGCCGGGCTTCGGCTTCCACTTCCAGCAGACGACGGCCAGCATCAGAACGCGCCGCCCTTGACCGGCTGCTCCCAGACGCAATCGTAAGGAAACGTCAGGCGCAGCGGCTTCCAGCCCCTCACGCGATCGCGCTCGTGCATCACGCGCTTGATGCCGACCGCGTCCTGCTTTTCCTTCCGGCCATAGGTTGTCGTCGAAGCGTCAGGGATCACTTCGCGCGGCACACGGATCAAGACGTCGTCGAGCTGCTCGATCCTGGCGATTTTCTTGACGCGATCGCGGAAGTCGGCGTCGGTGCCGTAATAGCCGGCGAAGCGCTCGTCATAGCCGCCGATCCGGTCGAACATTTTCCGAGTCATAAACCAGGAATTCGGATGCGGCTTGTACGGCGCCAGATCAGGCGCCGAGACGCGCGCGAATTTATAAACAGCGGCCTGGTCGAAGCTGCCATAGACCAGCGACTGCAGCGTCGCGAGCGGTGCCAGGTGATCCATATCGGTCAGCAGCACCCAGCGCGTCTCCGCGTGATGCACGCCGATATTCCGGCAGGCGTCCTGATTCCAGCGCACATCCTTGCGCATGCGGAATATCTTGAGCGGCATGCCGATCTCGGCGCCGATCGCCGGCACCGGCGAGCCGTCGTCGACGACGATCAGCGCGAGCTGCTCGCGCAGCGGCTCCGGCAGCGCACGCAGCTCTTCGTATTGCCGCTGCAGCATGCCGGCGTTGAGATAGTACGCGAGCACGATCGTGACTTGTCTCACGCTGCAGCCCCCTTGTGGAATTCAGACGTCTTGCGGAAAGACTTGATCGCGCTCGACGGGCTGGCGTTCACGACGTCGATGCCTGCGGCCTTGCATTGCGCCGCGATGCGATCGAACTGCGCCGCCCATGCGTTATATTTTCCGATGCTGGTCGAGCCGGCTTCGGTCGACCAGGGATAGGGCGGATACCAATGCGCGGCGCCGTGCTGGCTGCGGTTCATGTCGAAGCCGAGCAGCACCAGGCGCCTCGGCCGCAGCTGAAACGCCAGGTTGATCGCGCAGACGCCGGAATTCGTGCCATTGAGCCGCGATAGGTCTTCGCTCAGCTCGACGCTTTCGTGATCGTTGTCGAAGACGTGCAGCCACGGCCAGCGCGTGTCGAGATTTTGCACGGCCGAGCGGCGCAGGTAGGTTAGGCGACGGCGCTCGCGCAGCTCGATGAAGCGATGCTCGGCCCACAGCCGATCCATGCTGACCGCAATGTCGACGCGCGCGTGAATGGCGGAATCATTGACGCCGATCAGGATGCCGGGCAGCGCCGCCAGGTCGACACCCCGCACCGACCAGCCGCCGCCGATGACGCAGACATTCTCGATCATGCGCGCAGCACCATGCGGTCGATCTTGTCGCTGACGTGAACGATTGCGAGCAGACGAAAGGTCGAGATCAGCTGCGCAGCCCAGCTCGGCCGCTGCTTGCGCACGTCGAGGATCAGCACGGCGCCGGCGACGATCGCCTCTTTGACCTGGTCGAGATAGATCGCCGGCTCGTAATGGAAGCACCAGCTGCCCAGCGACAGCACCAGGTCAAACGGCCAGGCGCCAGCGCCGACAGCCGGCAGCCGGTCGCCGTTGGCATCGATCCAGCCGATCGGCGCCGCACCGTTGGCGCGATGGAAGCGCTCGGCGACGCGCATGTCGTTGAACGTCTTGCGATGCAGCTCCATCACCGGCGGATCGTCGGCGCCATCCATCAGGATGACCTGCGCCGCGCCGCCGTAGTGCCGCGATAGCATTACGTCGATGCCGCCGAGGCCCGACCCAATGTCGAGGATTTTGATCGCGTGGCCGTCAGGCTTCGGCGGAAGATATGGTGCAATCAAACGATAGTCGCGATCGATCGCCTGGCGGTAACCCATCAGCCAGGCGTCGCGATCGTGCGCCAGCGGCTGCAGCCGCCCCTTCTGCGCGACCAGGTACGGCAGCGCCTCGTCGGTGACGACGATCGGCGGCGTTGTTACTTGCGGATGCACAGCCGAACCTCTTTGCCGTCGATCTCGGCCTCGACCTCGCCCATCGCGCGGCAGACGTTGACCCACCAGCACCCCGGCCGAACGATCAGGTGCGCATTGCGGCCGTCAGGCAGCATCGCCAGCGCTTCGCGCGTCGAGATCACCAGATAAGCGGCCTTGCCGGCCAGGCGGCCGATATGATCGAGCACCGCCGGCAATCGATCCGGCTCGACGTGCTCCAGCACGTCGGTGCAGACGACGAGATCGCACGGCTTCGGCATGCCGGCGCGCTCTGGAATGCCGGGATCGTAGCCCTGCACCCGCACCGGCGCGATCGCCTCCGCCAGCCGGCCCTTGCCGCAGCCATAGTCGAGGATCGTTTTCGCGCCCAGTTCGTCGACGAGCTGCAGCACCTTTTCTGCATGCTTGGCGCCGTCCGTTCCCCACTTCCGCGCCGAGCTGTGCAGAATTTCGAGCTGCTCCCGATAGTCGGCCGACACCAGATCGCCGGCCAGATAGCGATAGGCGCCGGCGTGGCGCATGAACATGCCGATATGACCCAGATCAACGGCCTGCAGGCCTGGCTTCTGCGCCAGGCGATAGGCGAGCGCCGTCGCGGTCGCGCCGAGGCACAGGATCACCAGCGGCGCACTGTGCAACTGCTGCGCGACGTCGCCCGCGGCCTTCAGGATCGCCTTCTCGATCGCGTCAATGTCCGCATAGGCGTGTTGCCGCGGCCCGTCGACGATCCGCACGCTGGCGGCCGAGCCATCGAGCATCGCCGGCGTGATCGACTTCTCGTCGCCTCGCACCAGGATGACGTCGCGGCCGGCCCAGAGCCGGCGCACCTCGGCCCAGTATTCCGGCGTATCGATCCACGGCGCCGAGTCCGGCCTGGTGATGAAACTCGAAGCATATTCCTTCGCGCCATAGAGCCGCGTGAACTGCTCGCCGGCGTAGCGCGTCCAGTTTTCGGCCTTCGGCGTCTGCGCAAAGTTGGGAATTCCGATCAGGCAATTCCGCGGCGCCTGAAGCATCGCGCGCAGCTCTTCGGCCAGGCCCGGCACGCGACGCTGGCTGGTGCATTCCTTGCCGATCGCCAGCCGCAGCTCGCCGTCGCCGAAGCGCGCGATCGAGTGGCCGTCGTGCAGCAGCGCCAAGGTGCGCGCCTCGGTGATCACATGCGGATATTTCATCAGCGATAAACCTTCACCTGGTCGATCAGACAATCGGCCGCCTTCATATCGTCGCCGCCGGCGTCGCGCTTTTCGTAAAAGTGGCCGACGAGCTGCGCGACCGCCATGATGAATTGCTCCGGCAGCTGCAGCTCCGGATCGTCGCCGCTGCCGCTTTCGCCTGGCGTGTCGAAGCCGGCGTCGAACAGCACGCGCACGACGCCCTTGCGGTTCGATCGCAGCGTCGGCCGACTGAAGCCGGCGGCCAGCGACACCGTTGCGCCTTCCGGCGTGCGCTCCCAGGTCCAGTCGGCGTCGCTGACGGTCTGCTCGATGCCGTCAGGATCGACATAGGTCACCGACAGCACGTCGCGCACCGGCGCCGCAGTCAGCAGAATGTCGGCGCTGGTGTCGCCGTGATCGAACCGCCGCGGATCGCAATGCGGCCAATGGTCGAGCCGCAGCTGGTAGGTCGTGCGCTGCGCCGTCAGGCCGCTGCGCGTCTCGCAATACTGCGTTGCTGCGCGGATCGCCATGTCGAGCACGCGCAGGTGATCGGCGTCCTCGTCGTCGATCACGACGAAGGCGCGCGCATCGGCCTGACTCAAAGGCCATGACGTCGGCGCCAGGATTTTTGCCAGGGTGCCGGTCATTTGTTGCGCGCCTGCTCGGCAGCGCTGCGCTCGGCCCGCCGCGCGATCTCGACGTCGACCGACATGGCGAAGCACGAAAGCATCACATAGGCGAAACACTGCACCGGATCGCGCGGCGCATGCAGCGCGCCCTGCTTTAAGCCTGGCTCGCAGCGATCGCGCAGGGTGCGCAGCTGCTTGTCGCTTAGATCGTGTGTCATTTTAGCGCGTCCTCGATCGACATGACGGGAAAGGCGTTCAGCAGCGACACGGGGCTGGCGTTCACGACCTCGATGCCGAGCGCGGCAAGCTCCGCAGCCGATCGGTCGATCACCAGGCGCCAGCGCACCAGGTTGCGATCGGTCGGATTGTTCAAGCCCGGCGGATGGCGGCCGTGCCAGTGCGCGCCGCGATCGATGCGCATGTCGAAGCCGAGCAGCACCAGGCGCCGCGGCCCGAATTGCGCCGCGACGTTGATCGCCTGAAAGCCGGAGTTGCCGCCGTCGCCGATCGCTCCGGCATGGTCGGTCAGGATGCGATCGGCACCCTTGCGCACGTCGACCTTGTGCAGATCGGGAAAGTCGCAGGCCGCTTTCGCATCCTGCGTCAGCTTCGTGCCGGCGAATTCCGGCACGCCGCCGCGCTTGCGCCACCAGGCGCCGTCGCAGCCGTAAAGGACATCTGCGAACGGCGCCAGGCGCCAGCTTTCGTTGACGACGATCAGTCGCGGGCGGCGCCGGCCCTTACGCCGCGACGCTTTGGCGAGCGCTTCACGGGCACCGGCGGCTGAAGGCCCGGCAGCGACGACGATGGCGACGCAGCCTCGCCAGTCTTGCCACCAGCTGAATGCAAAGGGCCTGCGCCCGCGGCCGTGTTCGCCTTCGCCGGCGCCGGCCGCGCCGGCCGCCCCTGCCCCTTCAGCCGCTGCGCGCAGCCGATCTTCTCCAGCTCGACCGCGCGCTGCTCCGTGGCGACGGAAAACTCTTTGCCCTTGCGCACCGTGTTGTCGATGCCTTCGCCCTCGCCGGGACGGCCGAGAAAAGTTTTTAGCGCCTTCATCTTCATCATGGGAAAATTTCTCCAGGTTGAACGCACAGCACACCCTTACCCTTACAAAGCAAAACGGCCCGGCATTGCTGCCGAGCCGCCCTGACGATTGGTCTGCGGTAGGGGTTATCAGCCGCCGCTGGCCTGCGAATAATCGCCTTCGACCATCGCTTCCGGCCGGTAGATCGCCTGCACGAGACGCTCTTCGACCAGGATCGTGACCATGTTCTTGACCAGGTTGTCCTGATCTTCGCTGGACACGACGACGCTGGCATCTTCGCGATCGAAAATCTGCGCCGCCGGCGTGAACGCACCGACGAGGAATTCACCCCGCGGCATCGCCATCGTGTCGATCACGGGCAGGCGCCAGAGACGCTGCTCGCCGCTCAGGTTGACGTTGGCCCAGATATAACGGCCGTTGTCATCCTTCTCGGTTTCGATGTCGTCCCAATCGTAAGGATTGATGACGACGCCGGTCGCCGCGTACTCGGCGACGCGCACTTGCGTGATCGCGTGGCGGATCACGTCGATCTTCGTGTCGCCGGCCTTGGTCAGCGCAGTGTCATAGGCCGTCGCGTTGGTCTTCAGACCGTCGAGATCGGTGCCGGTGCCGGCGCCGAGCAGGAGCTGCAGCTCTTCCTTGTAAGCCAGGCCGTAACGCAGGCGGCCCGACACATACGAGAGCAGCTGCGGCACGTCGTCGAGAATCTGTTTCGACGCTTTGACCCAGTGCGCGATGGTGCGCACCGCGCGAGTCTCCATCGAGAACGTGAGCTGCGACTCCGGCTTCAGCACCCCTTCCGACACCGTGTCGGCGTTGTTGGTGAAGCCGGTTTCCTGCACGAACTCGATCGCGTTCGATGCGGTGCGGCCCGGCATCACCAGGTTGCGCACGGTGAAGCCGCGCTCGGCCGGCGTCAGGATGCCAGGCCGCCGATCGGGGACGATCAGGTCACCGGCGGAAGACGGCAGCGACGTTATCGAAGCGTGCATGTCGCCGTGCATCAGCTGATGGCGAGTCAGCTCGATGCGCGCCGAACGGCTCTGGCCCGCCTTCAGTTGCTGAAGGCCTTTGTGCTCGGCGAAGAGCGCATCGAAGTCGACGGCCTGCGCGCCGCCGCCGGCGTTGCGCCGGCCAAGCTTCTGCTCGACGTCGAGCAGCCGCGCCTGCAGTTTCGTGCCATCGGCGACGAGCGCCTGCAGCGCGGCCTGCGTCTCGCCGGCAATCTTGCCGGTTGCCGCAACTTCGGAATTGCCCTTCTCGACGAGCGCGCGCAATTCCTTGTCGCGAGTCTCGAAGGCGGCATTAACCGCCTGCAGCTCGCGTTGCCAGTCGGCAGCGAGCGGCGCCGGTGCATTGGCAAGCACACTGCCGGCGGTGAGCAGCTCGCCGGGCGACGTCTGCGCAATGATCGCGACGATCGCGACCAATGCGAGCACCAGGCAGAGGCCGGTGCCAATCTTCAGAAAACGATTCATGCTCGTTTCATCCTTGTTTTGAAAATCCTGCTGCTGAAGCGCTGATCCGGGCGATCAGGTCGCTTGCCGCAGGCGTTGGTGCAGTCTGTTGCGCCGGCTGGTCACCGGATTCGCTCCGGCCTTCGTCGGGATCGCCCCGGCGAAGCGCTTTCAAGACGTGGCCGGCGCTGGCCGCGGCTTGCGACTTCGACAGACCGAATGCATCGCGCATCGCGTCCTCGACAGTCGAAGGTGGAATATCGCTGAAGTCGCCGGCCGCAGCTGCGGCGCGCAGCGACGTGACGGCGCCGCGACGCTGCAGCATCGGCGCCGCGGCGCCGAAGCGCGCGAGCGTTTCCGACAGCGGCGCGATGCGGTCGATCAGGCCGCGGTCGAGCGCGGCTTTCGGCGAGAACATTTCGCCGCGGCCGAACTGATCCGGCACGGCCGACTGCGCCACGCCGCGATTGCGCGCCAGCGCCTTGACGAAGAGGCCGTCGACGTAGGCGACGCGGCTCGCGATCTCGGCCTTTGCCTCTTCGGACAGCGGCATGAAGTCGTTGATCGTCCCCTTGATGCCGCCCGAGCTGATCAGCGTGCGCGTGATGCCTTCGGACTCCAGCGCCTTCGACATTTCCTCGTGAACCGCGAAGACGCCGACCGATCCGACCGATCCGCCAGGCGTGCAGACGATCTCGTCGCAGGCGCTCGCGAGCCACAGCGCCGCGCTCGCCGCGGTCGAGTCGACCTGTGCGACGATCGGCTTGATGCCGCGCGCGTTGAAAATTTCCTGCGAAAATTCCTCGATGCCATTCGACATGCCGCCCGGCGAGTCGAAATTCATCACGGTGGCCTTCACCTGGTCGTCGGCCATCAAGGTGCGGAAGGCCTGCTGCGCGATCTCGACCGACGTGCCGCCGCTGGTCGCCTGCATCATGTTCTGACGCTGCGAAAGAATTCCATAGATCGGCAGGATCGCGACGGCGCCAGGCGCGCGCGTCACATCGTTGGCGCGACGATCGCTGACGCGCGCCTCGATCTCGGTGTCGTCGAGCTTGCCGCCGTAGGCCTGGAAGGCGAGCACGTCGACGACGGCGCGCAGCTTCGCCGAATGCATGGCCCACGGCTCGGCCGCGCAAGCTTGGATCACGTGAAGATATTTCATCGCTAGAGTCCTCCAGGCGGTCTCGCAGGCTTCGACGGCTTGCCGGGATCGGCCGCCGGCGTCGGCAGCGATCGCACCAGCTGCCCGGCTTCCTCGATCGGCACATAGGTGGAATTGACGAAGTATTGCTCGCCGCCGTTTGGCTTCGGCAGGTTTTCCTTCGACGCGATCAGATTGGGATTGATGGCGCCGACCTGGAACAGCTTGCTGTAAAACTCGCCGCGCGCCGCGCTGTCGCCGCGCAGCAGGCCCTCGATGTTGAATTCCCAAAACAGCCGGCGCTGATCGGCCGGCGCGATCAGCCGCTTGCGGATCGACTGCTCGATGCGCACCAGGTACGGCCGCAGGCCGAGCGTCAGCCAGGCGAGCATGATCTGCTCGACGCCGGTGCCCCACATGGTCTGACCTTCGCCGGCGTGTCCGACCAGGATCGGCGGAATGCCGAGCCAGCGACAGACGTCGTCGACGTTGAAACGCCGCGACAGGATCATTTCGGCGTCCTTCGGCGGAATGTTCGCCGGCTGCCACTTGAAGCCGGCTTCGAGCACGCCGACCGCGCCTTCGCCATCCGGCCCGGTGATCGGATCGATGACGTTCTTGTGCAGCTGGTCGCGCTGCGGCGTCGTCAGCGTCGTCGGCGACAGCATGAAGCCGGCGGCGCGCATGCCCTTGCCGAACATTTTCGCCGAGGCCTCTTCGGTCGCCAGCGCGCCGCTTAATGCTGACCCTGCAGCGGCGACTGGCGAAAGGCCGAGATCGCCGCCGGTGCCGAAGCCGCGCGTGTGAAAGACCTTCTCTTCCGGCAGCCAGCCGGCCTTGCCGCGGTCCATGAACGGATAACGCAGCGATCCGTCAGCCTGGCGCTGCGGCCTGGTCGTCTCGAATGGCATCGTATTCAGCGCGATGACGTCGCCGGCGCCGTTGAAAACCTTCTCGGCATAGGCGTTGCCGACAATCGCCAGGCCGGCGCCCTGGCCTTCCCAGAATTCCATCGCGGTCTGATCGGCATTCGGCGAGTCGTGCAGCATCCAGTGCATGTCGTGCTGCGTCACCGGCACCTTATCGCCGCTGCTGTTGCGCTCATACATCGAGCCGGGCAGCGACGCGATCGTCTGCGCCGTCAGGCGCACTCCGGCGAACCATGCCGACAGCTTCATCGCGCCTTGCGGCGTGACGGGCTTCCCGGTCCAGGTTTCGCCGCCGAAATATGCGCCCCAGAAGGCGCCATCCGTAAGGCCGATTTTGCGGCCGAGCCAGCCGAGCAGCAGATTCATTAGCTTGCCCTTATGATGACCGGGTTAGCGAGGAAGGCGTCAATGTCGGGCGCCGGCGCCACAGCCTGCGAGCCGACGCCCTTCGCCATGATCAGCGCGACCATGCCGTCGATCTTGTCTGACGACGTTTCCTTGTCCGGTTTGATGCAGCCCGCCGCGTCCTTTCGGATCGCGACATTGTCCGCCATCCACGCCAGCACCGGATGCCCGCCGTGATCGAGATCACCGTCGAGCACCAGAGACAGAATTTCCTTCGACGGCAGCGTCATCGATAGGAAGCCTTGCCCGTAACCGACAACGGGCAGACCTTCGTCGAGAAAATCCTGCATGATCTGATGCGCGTTGAAGAGCCGGTCGATCGCCAGCCGCTGCATCAGGTATCGCGTCGCCGCTTCGATGGTGTTCTGCTTGATGAAGCCGAAGTCCATCGTGTTGCCGGGCGTCGCGATCAGCGCGCCCCACTTCGCCCAATTCTCGTAAGGCACGCGACGCTTCGATCGCAGCTCGACGGTTGCCTGCGGCACCCAGAAGGTCGGGATCGCGATCCAGCGCTTGAACTTGTCATCCGGCGGAAACAGATCGACGCGCGCCGATATGTCCTCGACCGCAGCCAGGTCGATCGCCGAGAAGCACTTGCGACCGCGGCACAGCTTCGGAAATTTTTTCCAGGCGTCCTCGCCGGAAGAGCACTTGCGCCAGGCGATCATCGGCAGCCAGCGCTTCGCCTGGCCGGTCCACTGATTCAGATGGTAGCGCCGGAAGTCGTTTTCGCGATCCGGTGTCTGCTTGGCGCGCTCGCATTCCGGGGCCAGATACTTGTCGAGGCCGAGCGCCTCCATCGAAGGATTGGCCCAACGCCAGGTTGCCGGCAGCCGCCAGTCCGGCTCGACGCCGTTGATCTTCTCCGGCACCGCATAGTCGACGACGAGCGTCTCGGCGTCGCTGAAGATGCCCTCGATGATCCGCCGGCACTCTTCCCACAGCTCCCAGCCGTAGCCCCTCCGCGCCTGGCCCGCGGTCGAAATGATGAATTCGAGCGGCTGCTCGCGCGTGCCTTCCGACTGATGCACGAAGGTGTAAAGGTCGCCGTTGTCCCATTCGTGCGCTTCGTCGCCGACCAGGCCCGAACAGTTAAGGCCGTGCTTGCCTTCCGCTTCGCCCGACAGCGGCTCGATGCGCGCTTCGAGCGCCGAGCAGAAGATCGACGTCGAGAAGACGTCGAGGCCGTCACCTTCTGGCGGTTGTTTCTTCAGCTCGTCGCTGAAGTTGACCATCGTGCGCGCGGCCTTGAAGACGATCGAGGCCTGCTTTTTGTCTTTCGCGATCGAATAGACTTCGCCGCCCCATTCGCCATCGAGCAGCAGCATCGCCAGCATGATGCCGGCGGCCAATTCGGTCTTGCCGTTTTTGCGCGCGACCCAGACGATGACGCGACGGAAGAGCCTGGTGCGATCGGCGCGATGCCATCCGAACGTCATTCGGACGATCGCTTCCTCCCAGCCGAGCAGCACGAACGGCTTGCCGGCCCAGCGCCCTTTCGTGTGCCGCAGCTTCGTCCTGAAAAAATCGACGACGACGTCGGCCGAGCGCTCGTCGTACCAGGCGCCGGGCGTTGCTGCTGCGCGCCTCCATTCGCGCGCGACCCAGCCGTGAATCGGATCGCCGGCCAGGGCAGCTGCCCATGCCGGCATCGGCGTTAGATTTTCTGGCGCCGCGAGCTGCAACGCCGCCGCAGACACCGCGGCGATCGGCGGCGCGACGACGTCGGCGCGCACGGCCGACGTCCGACGAGACATAAATTTAATTCAAGTCTGTGCGCCGCAGCGCGCCGATCGAGCTGGTGCTCGAAGGCGGCGCCGGCGTCGGCGCTGGCTTGTCCTTTGTTTCGGTCTTCGGCGCATCGGCGATGCCCGGCAGCTGGCCGGTGCCGGCGTTTCGCTGGCCCATCTTGTCGCGCAGCAGCTGGTGCCGCGCCTGCGGATTGAGTCCGAAGCGGTCTTCAAGGGCCTCGAGTCTTTTGTCGAGCAGCAGCATCGCCTGGAAGCGCCGATCGAGGCGATCCATCTCGACCGCGTCCGACTTCGTCGTGATCACCAGGTTGTCGACGTCGATCTGCTCGGCGAGCTGATACCACAGCGACAAATATTTGCAGTAGCGCGCGAAGGCATCGGCGTCGGTCGGCTGGATGAAGTTAAGACCAGCCAGGCGCCAGGTCGTGCGCGCCCAGATCGCGATCGCCTTGACGTCGGTCAGCTCGGCCGGCGCGACCAGGCCGGCGGCCTTCGCCGCGGCATCGACCGCCGGCGCCGGCGCCGGCGCGATCGGCCGCCGACCAGGATTGCCCTGCGCGATCTTCAGCGCGTCCGGTTTTACTTTGCGCCCGCGTTTCATCGTCTCAGCTCTTCACCGTCACCAGGCGCAGCGGAATTTTTACGCTGACGTAAGCGTCACCCGGCACGACTTCCTGCCAGCCATCCGGCCGAGTCAGCCGCGCCTTCACTTCGCGCGCGATC